CCACGACGGCGTGTACCGTCTTGTCGTCGTCCCCCACTAGGTCAATGCCGTTGTGGCTCGGGCGGGCCGTCAGCCGAAAGCCGGATGTCACCCGGTTCCTGCCTTTGAAAATCATCATACACTTTCCGCCTCCCCGGTGATTTCTTTGTACTGTGCCTCCGTGATAACACCTTTGATGACGGCCTGCCGCACCTGCGCGGCGCTCCACAGGCCCATGGCATACCACTTTTTAATGTTGTCGTACATGCTTAACCCTCCAGCATCGTGTCTGTCATTATGGCTGTGTAGGCAACCTGTGCCTCCACCCGGTCAAGCGGCGTCGGCTCTGGCGCGGGCCGCGCGGCGATCTCTGCCGCTTTCTCCACCTCTGTGCGCAGGGCGGGCGTACCGTCTGCCAGCTTGTAGTTCGCGCATCCGTCAGTGCCATACAACGGCAACGTGAAGTAATTTCCCTGTGCATGGTGGAATCTGTCGCCGCAACCCTCGTCAATGGGCGTCCAGCCCGCCGTGTCGGCCAGAAACGCGCTGCTGTTTATCTCCACGATTCGCCCCGTTTCATCTGCACGCGCGTAAACAATATATTTTTCATCCATACTGTTTCACTCCTTTAAAGGTCTGCGGATGCAGAAAAACTAGTCACCGTGTCATTCCCACCATTCCCTGCAAATTTCACGGCATCTATGGTTACTGCGTTGATAGACACCGTTCCATTACTCGATAGAATCGTAACGCTTGGAACCGTGCGCATTGCGATTGGAAAATATACCGTGTTCCTAAAATAGTCTCCTGCGGTCGTTTTGAAAATATTGACTGGCATCGAGCTTATCCAAAAATAGCGATAGCATTCCACTAATTCAGCACCATACCCCTTCGGCACATACGGCGTGGCCACGCTGCCTTTTTCCAGTTTGGCCCACGTGATGGTCTGGCCGGTTGCTGTGAGTGTAAAGGTTTTAGTGCTGTTATCGTAACTCGCCGCACCTGCGCTTGCGCTTGCGGTAACGTCAGTGCCTGCCGCATTTTCGAGTATCTGTGATATTTTACCGTTCAGTACAAGTCCGTTTTCTGTAATCTGCACTGTACCAGATATCAACTTCCATCGGTCGATAAAATATCCTGCGGCGCTGATTGTGCCGGATACATTCCGCTGGTTTACACAGTGTAAAAAGTTATCGTTGTCAAGTTCACTTGGGTTTCCGACTTGAGCATATACAGCCTTGTCCATCTTCCCGGTAAGCTCCGGGCTACGGGAGCCAATCAGCTCCGTCATCCGTACCTCGACCTCCCCGCCCGTCAAGACGGTGAGCGGACCGGCTGTGTTGTCGAAGTCAACAGGGTCCGTGGCGTAGGTTTCGGGAGAACTGAGCACATAGGCAACTTCTGCGCCTGTGGAAAGTGCTCCCGTGCTGGATATCCACGCCGTTGTGATACTTTCGTCCGCATAGCTTTCGATGTAGCCCGTCTGGTACCCCGTCAGACATATGTCCAACCCGTTGGTGCCGTCGTAGGCGGTGCTTTGATAGTAGACGGTGAGGGGGTGTGCCGAAAGGTAAGTTTTCAATTCTTCTACATTGGTGAACAGAGAATCGTATCTTAAATAGAGCGATCTATCCCAACAACCGATTCCCTGATTTTTGTTGCTGGCAAGAATATTTGTAGACGGGAAGCGAGAAGATATGATCGGGAAGGCTTGATAATGGTCATTCAATAGATCACAAAAAATGTACGGGGCACCATCTCCGACAGCACTCCCCATCTTCCAATCCTCCGCCCCATCCAAAACAATCCGCTTATCATAGACGCTCTTAACCCGCGTCCGGCACACGTCCCTCACGTCGCCAACCTTATGCAGCGGGCGCGGGATGGGGAGAGGTGTCACGCTGCCCTGATATGGCTCGTAGGGCATGGCCGTGTTGCCGAGATTGAGCATTGGGTAGATGGTGGTGTTTACCGTAGTTCCAGTTGGAACATAGATAGTGCCGTAGAGAATATTGTCATCGGCTTGCTTAGAAAGCACACCTACAACAGCGGGAATTTTTGCGTTGACAATTACGTTTCGCACCCACTCACCGCTGTGCTTTTTCTCATTGATAACAAGTTGCGTCTGAATCGAGCCGCCGGAAAGGCACACAGTTTGGCCGAACAGTGAATCGTCGAGACCCTCCTTGAAAGGATAAGACGTGTCGTTCGTAGCAGTGCCCGATACCGAAACGCTGCCATCGGGATTAGGCGTAAAGGTCACACCATTGAGCGTTCTTGTTTCCGTCGCTTTCGGCAGCAGGTTATTGTCCCCCACAAATACGTTATCCACCCCCGTGAGCGCCACCGGAGCCTCCGTCGTCCCGCCCTGCGGGGTCTCGCCATAGGCAGTGATGGACGCGATACGATTCGTCCCCGCGTAGGCGATGGAGACGGGGGTGCCGGACGCCTGAAATGCATCTCCCACGACCGCCGCATTCAGGTTGTCCACCTGCAGCTGCAGCGCCGTGGCAGGATCTTCGCCGAGCTTCCCTTTCAGGTCGTCGAACCAGGCGTCAAACTCGGCGGACTGCCGAACGATCTGCGCATTTAATGCGTCGGTCAGCTCGGTCAAAATCTGCTGGGCCTGCGCATGCAGCGATGCCGTGGGAATGCCCGTTACGCCGTCGCGCATCAGCCCACAGTATTCTTCGTTGAGGCGCTGGTCAGTGATGGCGCTGGCGCTGATGCTGATGACGCCTGCACCGATCAGGACCGTGGCGATATACAACTCGTCGTAATTGGCGTCGCGTACAGGCGGTACCACGATGGGGGCGGAAGATGGAGCGCCTTTTTTTACCACGATCTCGGCGCGATTGTTCACCTTATCGAGCCGGCATACAATTGCGTCGATGCGCTTGAGTGCGCCGTCGGCGGTGTCCAGAGCGAGAGTGAGTGCCTGCTCCTGCAAGGCGGCTGTACCCCAATAGTCCGACCACTTGAGCCAAGCAAGGCCGGGGGAAACGGATACGGACAGGCCGCTTTCGCCGGGGGTAACCGCGCGGTTTCCGTCAGAGGAAAAAACGCCGCGCGTGCGCGTGGCGAGATAAGTGCCCATATCCTTGGCTTCGTAGGGCGTATTGTCGAGAGGAAAACAGATCATCGGCTCAAAGCCTCCTTTGTAAGGTTGAAGTCGGAAAGTACAGCAGTTACCTGCTTACCAGTACTCTCATAGATGGTGCGCACAGCCGAAATGCGCGCGGACAGCCGTAGGCCGTACCGGGTGAGCTTGAGGGGCACGATATCGCCGAGCGCGTAGTCTCGGCCATACTCCATCAGTCCCTGGCCGATGGACGCATCGATTTCCAGCGTTTGCAGGTTCTCCGCCAGTTTTTCCAGCCCGCGGGCCTGCAGAACGGCCGCGTATTCTTCTGCGGTATAGGTGGCCTCGGTGTAGGTATAGCCGCCGCTGCCGTCCGGCGCGGCGATTTGGTAGGTCGTGCCGATGTCCTTGGCATCTACCCACAGTTCGCGAAGCTCATCGCCGGTATACGCGCCGAGGCTCGCCGTCACAATCTTTCGGTTCACGCCCTCGCCTTGCCCGCCGATGATCGCATAGTTTTTCCAGCCATCTGAGCCGCGCACGATCTTGAGGCCGGACAGGTTGTCGATGTCGTCGCCAAAATAGCCGTTGTACCCGGCGCCCTGCGTGCGGTCTACGCCTTTGTAGACTTCGAAAGTCTCTGTACCCGTATCAGGCGCAAACACCTCCCGAAAGCCCAACCCTGACGCCGTAGCGAGAGTGATTTCGGCATCCAGCACACTGCCCCAAGTGATTTGCGTGTCGAGAGAAACCGCGATGCCTTTGGCCGCGCCGGTGATGCCGGGCAGTCCCCGGCGGTGTTTGGTAGTGAGGGACAGCATACCGGCTTCGGTGTTGTGCACCTGTTCTGTGGCCATAACGACACGGTCCGCCCAGCGGGCTGCGGATAACATGGCCCGCACGGTGAGTTTTGCATCCTTTCCGTCATCGTCTATTTGCGTTTGGCGAATGATGGCGCTTTCAGGCTGCTCCGTGCAATACAGGCGGTTGCCGTCAACCAGCAGCGCGCGGTTTTTCTCTGTTGCGCTGCACACCAGTTTGATTTCTCCGGCGTCCTGGTACTCCGATAGCCATTGCAGGCTGCGAACGTCCTCAACAAGCCCGATGCGCTCCCGGGCAGGGTTGTACACATAGAGTGTCATATCCCGGGGACCACCCCTTTCGGCATGATGACCTGCACGCGAAGCCCCTCCCGGTTGTTGGCCGCGTCGCAGCGGATGGTATTCGTTCCGGGAGCCATCTGC